CGCGATACCATGACCAGCTTAAACAGTCGGGAATCTGCCAATACCAAAACCTTCAAAGATTTTCTCGGTGGACAGCTATATTTAGAGCATGCAGGGAGTTCGGCACGCTTAAAATCAACCAGTGTTAGAACCTTAATTGTCGATGAATTAGACGAATTTGCTGCTAATTTAACCGGCGGGGATGATCCCGTTGATCTATTGCTGGGTAGAACTTCAGCTTTTCCCGCTACTTTTAAACGATTATTTATATCAACCCCGCAAATAAAAGGCATTTCGCGTACAGAATCCATGTACGAAAAAAGCGACCAGCGAAAATTTTACCTCGCCTGTCCGCATTGCGGATATGAGCAGCACCTGGAATGGGCAGGCTTGCAATGGGGCGCTAATGGACAGCATCCGCGTTATGTTTGCAGAGATTGTGGCACGCTGGGTACCGAGATCGAATGGAAGCAACAAACCAGCAGCGGTCGCTGGTGCGCAGAAAACCCCGCAGGAAAAATGCGCGGTTATCACATTAATGGCCTGTACTATCAAATCGGATTAGGGCCGCGATGGGAAACGCTAGTAGAAATGTGGCTAGAAGCGCAAAACGACCCCGCAAGACTAAAAACCTTTGTGAATGATCGCCTAGCACAAGCGTGGGAAGATCCCGTTATGCGTGCGGTAAAACTCAATATTGTTTCTGATAGAGCCGAGCCGTATAAATTACGCATTGCACCGCATGGCGTGGGTGCGATTACAGCGGGCGTTGATACCCAAGATAACCGTTTAGCTGTGCATATTGTTGGCTGGGGTAAAGGCATGACCGCATGGAGTTTAGATTATATCGAGCTAATGGGGGATCCCGCTGATGCGGCTGTTTGGGTTTCACTCACGGAATTACTCAATAAACCCATAGAACATGAAAATGGCGGTTACTTACCCATACTCGCCACCGCGATTGATGGCGGTGGGCATAGAACAGAAGCGGTAAAAAACTACGTGCGCAGTCGAATGATTAAGCGGCCAATGGTAATTTTTGGCGCTGTTGCCAACAATGCGCCCATTTTATCCCGATCAAAAGCGCAAGATGTAAACTGGAAAGGCAGACTAGATAAACGCGGCGTACATATTCAACACGTCGGTACCGTTGCAGCAAAGCACGTCTTTTATGGCCGCTTATCCACTGATGGCGATAAAGAAAGAGATAAACGCCTACTGCATTTTTCAGAAGATTTTGATCCTGCCTTTTTTGCTGGCTTAACCTCAGAAACCTACGACCCGCGTAAAAACCGCTTTATTAACCGCCGTGGCGCAAGAAATGAGCCACTAGATTGCTGGGTTTATGCTTATGCCGCTGCACATCACCCTGAACTAAGGTTGCAGTTATATACTCAGAAGCGATGGGATGAAGTATTGATTAAAAAATTAGCAAAAGAGCAGGTTGAGAAGATCCAAGCAGTACCAGAAGCCAACAAACCCAAAAAACCTAAAAAGAATTCGAGCCTATTATGAGCGGAATAATTAATCAAATGCGTTGTGTTGTTACTGAGATTATTGATGATGATGAGCAATCAAGGGCGATTGTCTACGCTTTGATTCAGCAGTTTGGCGGGGAGCGTTTTTATTTGCCTAGTAATGATTACGAAATGCGTAATCGAGAAATCAAGGTGCTGCATCAAGCAGGGGTTAAGCATGAAATTCTGGCCAAACGCTTCGGGCTTTCAGTAAAAACGATTTATCGGATCGTAAAGTAATTTTATTTTTATAAGGTGGATTTATGTTTTTTATTGCAGATTTTATTGAATATTTTTTTAGGCCAAAATACGTGATTATGAGGGGAGCACACATAGACAATAGAGCTTTATTGTTTATAGGGTCCAGCGCCATATATATTCGCGAAGATAATATTGGATACGTTGAATTTAGAAATATGAATAATATATTTAATAAGCCGTATAGGTATTATTCATCAAATATTTATAAAAAAATATATTCAAGAAAAGAATTAAAAAAATGGCGTAAATTGCTGGGTGATAGGCATGAGGCCGTACTTGAATACAGATGTATGGATTGGCGCCGACTCTAAGAAAAATATTTACCCAATTCTCATTTTTTGCCTTATTTTGTCCCAAACTTAATGCCATGATTGCAACATGGCTTATACACAAGATCAATTAACCACATTAGAAACTGCTTATTCGCAAGGAATTACGAGTATGCAGCACAATGGCAGGCGTGTTGAATATCGCTCATTAGAAGAAATGAAACGATTAATCGACAGCATGCGTTCTGAGCTGGGCGTTTCTACTTCGCGATCAAGCCGATCTCGCGTGATTAATGTGCTGGGGGGTAAAGGATTATGAACGGTAATGTGATTCCCCTTAAAAAACGACATTATGAAGCCGCGAGCAAATCGACGCGGACTAAAAACTGGTTAGCACCTTCCACAGATGCCAACACAGCAATTATCGATCCCGCAATTATGCGCAATCGAGCGCGTGATTTAGTTAGAAATAACCCGTGGGCGGCGAAAGGTGTTTCAGTTATTGTTAATAACACCATTGGTCAAGGCATCCGCTGCCAGTGGCAAGCCAAAAGCAAACGCAAAAGCACGCAAATACAAAAGTTATGGAAAACATGGGCTGAAAGCACGCAATGTGATGCACAAGGCCTTAGTAATTTTGCAGGCATCCAACAAACCGTAGTGCGCTCAGTCGCAGAATCAGGAGAATGCTTGGTTAGATTGCGCACGCGTCTTGCTAAAGATGGCTTAGCTGTTCCGTTTCAAATTCAAGCACTCGAACCTGATTTTTTATATCCCTACAAAGATGGGGTGTTAGATAACGGCGGTTATATTCAGCGCGGTATTGAATATAACGCCATCGGTCAGCGCGTTGCTTATTACTTATATAAAACCCATCCAGGCAGTACCGGTCGTTATTACAGTTCGTTTGGTGATGCGAGTTTTTCGCGTGTTCCAGCGTATGAAGTCATCCATTGTTTTAGGGTTGATAGACCCGGACAAGAGCGCGGCGTTTCTTGGCTGGCTCCGGTGATGATTCGCTTGCGTGAGCTAGATATTTTTGAGGATGCGTTTTTAAATCGCCAGAAATTAGCTAATTTGTTCGCCGCTTTTATCTCAACCGATAATCCCGACGAAACAGAAGAAGAATTTTCCGATATGGAAGAGCTGGTTTCCGGTGCAATGTACCTAATGAAATCAGGCCGTGAAGTTAATTTTTCCACACCACCGCCTGCGGATGACTACGGTCCTTATACCTTAGCCAATTTACGCGCTGTTTCTGCTGGCTTAGGCGTTACTTACGAATCTTTGACGGGTGATTTATCCGAAGTTAACTTTTCCTCTGCCCGTATGGGTTGGCAGGAATTCGGGCGCAGCATTGAAAGCTGGCGCTGGCAAATGGTTATTCCACAGTTATGCGATGGCGTGGCGAAATGGTTTGAAGATTTTGCAGGGCTAACTGATGTTGAGCATAGCTGGACACCACCTGCACGCATGATGGTTGATCCTGCTAGAGAATTACCGCCGATTATTTCAGCAGTACGTGCTGGGCTAATGTCGCTATCTGAAGCATTACGGTCGCGCGGCTATGATCCTGTGCAAGTGTTAAACCCAATTAAACAAGACAATGATTTGCTCGATTCATTGGGCTTAGTGTTAGACAGTGATCCGCGTAAAACCGCTGGCCAAGGTCAAATTCAATCAACAGGACTAAAAGATGTCGAATCAGATAAGAAAAATACCGAAGTTACAGACTAGGGCGGCTTTTGTTCCTACAACGCTAAATGAAGATGAGCGCACGGTCGAATTAACATGGTCCACAGGCTCGCAAGTTCGCCGCGTGGATTGGTGGACAGAAAAAGAGTGGGTAGAAGAATTAAGTCTTGATCCTGCTCATGTAAATTTAGAGCGTTTGAATGCGGGTGCTCCGGTACTGCCTAATCATAGAAACTATGGGCTAGATGATGTCATTGGTGTCGTTGAAAGTGCTTGGGTTGATAACGGCGTAGGTCATGCTGTCGTAAGATTTAGCGAGCGTGAAGATGTTCAAGTTATTTTTAATGAAGTAAAAAGCGGGATATTAAGAAATATCAGCGTGGGATATATTGTTAATAAATTTGAAGAGCAAGAAGAAAAGCAAGAAGGATTGACAGTTTACAGGGCAGTAGATTGGGAACCTAAAGAAATTTCATTAGTCACGATTCCAGCTGACGCAGGTGCGCAAGTCCGGTCTGACGATGAGAGTCATAACGTAGTAATTATAAATCCAAGGGGAAATGAGATGGCTGATCCAGTCGAAAGCAAGCAGACCGAAACACGGGCGG